ACAAATTGTGCAAGACAAAAATGATGACAAACGAAACAATCATTGATTGAATGACCCAAAACATTTGGATGTGTGTGATGATTTTATAATGAATTGCAATGAGATATTTGATATAATTCGATTAAGTTATGCTTACAAAGTTTTTGCGGATTTACAACGTATCATGAAAATTTGTGTGCATTGGGTGCATTGGGTGCATTGAGTGCATTGGGTGCATTGGGTGCATTGGGTGCATTGGGTGTGAATCGTTGTATAATATTGAATGCAGAATATGGAATGTGAGAGAATGTGAGAAAATGTGTGCGTGTGGAATATGAAATATAGAAAATAAAATGATTTAAACCCATGCACAAAGATATTGCAATCCTCTTTCCTCCACAATTTTAGTTTGAGCATGCCGCCAAAATCAGCGACCCTTGCAACCTCCATTCCAATCGTCATCGTTGAACGCAATGGCGATTTGCGCGCTTCAAGCACAACTGCATACACGCCATTGGAATTGGCTAAAAAATGCAAGCTTAAAACGGCATCCGGGTTTGAAATCCGGGCAGAATGGGCGTATTCCGGCACCGGCACCGATGAACGATTTATGGTCGAGCTGTGGGCTCGCGAAGACGGCAGCGCTGGTCAAGAAAACAAGTACGAATTCCCGCCGCCGGTTGACACCATTTTATTTTTTGGAGCGTGCGCATTGGTTGCCAGGGACATGTCGTCGCAGCACTGCGTCATCCCTCTCACGCTCGAAAAATGGGACAAAATGTATAATTTTTTGTTTGGCGGGTTTGATTCACTGATGAACTGCGAAGACGAAGACGACGATGAAGAAGACGAAATGGATTCCATTCCTGCGCACAGAAAAACCAAGGACGGCTATTTGAAAGACGGGTTTGTGGTGGACAACAGCTGCAGCGACGATGAAGACGACGACGACACCGCCGACGAAACGGAAGATGAAGATGAAACGGAGGAGGACGACGAAACGGATGAGTATGACTCGGATGAAGAGACCGAAGACGCCGACGCAAACGAGGACGAGTGTCCTGCGCCCAAGTGCAGCGTTGTCAAGCCCAAGGCATCCAAGAAGCGCGAAAAAAAACAGCCCAAAGAAGAAGTGCTGGTCGACACATCGTCGGAATTAAGCGAGGAAGCGTATGAATATTTCGATGATTGATTGAGTAAAATAAATAAATTGTTCAAAACAACATAAACCATGTGCGCTGTAATGGTATAACCATTGCATTGCACTTTATCCCATGTCATATTATTTTGAATTGCCGAAATTGCACAACCTCGTCATTCCATCAGCGGACACTGCATTGTTTGAAATCAATTCCTCGCCTGAAAATGCATGCACCGTATTGATTTCACACACGCTAAACATGAATCTGTGCGCAGTGAAAGAACAAATCGAAGAATGTGGTGAAGAGGTGTGGGACTCTGTGAAAAAATACACAAATCCGTTTGAGTTCATTCACACTACAATTCCAAATTGCAAAACGTGCACGGTGAGCAAACTGCGTCCGCTGTCGCGTTCATTTTACAAGATGATTGAATTGCACGCCACTTTTTTTGCCCCATCTGAACTGTCGCCGCGCATAACATCATTTCATTTGGCAGAAGGGCCGGGCGGGTTTATAGAAGCACTGGTGCACATTCGGTCTCGTCAGAGTCAAACTCAAACCCAGAACGACGTGCATTATGGAATGACTCTTTTGAATCAGGACGCATCTTGCCCTGGATGGAAAAAAAGCAAGGGGTTTCTGGAAATGCATCGAAACAGGGTTTGCATTGAGACGGGCGCGGACGGCACCGGAAACATCATTTCATTGGCCAATTTTGAGCACTGCGTGTCTAAATACAAAAACACGTGTGAATTGATAACTGCAGATGGCGGGTTTGATTTTTCATGCGATTTCAACAACCAGGAAACGATGGTGGCTCGTCTGCTGGTTGCGGAGATGGGATTTGCGATGGCTTTGCAAAAACAAGGGGGGCATTTCATTCTCAAGGTGTTTGACACGTTCACCAAGCCCACCGTTGACATCATGTTCATCTTGTGCAATCTGTATTCGGAGGTGTTTGTGTCAAAACCGTGCACCAGTCGGCATGCCAATTCGGAACGATACATTGTGTGCAAAAATTTCCGGTTGAAAACATCAGATGCGCTCTTGCCGCATTTGATTGACATGTTTAAACAGCTGGAAGCGTTTCCGCAAAGTTCAGCAATGACGTCGGTTATTCCGGTTGAACATGATTCGTATTTTTTGAACAAGATGGAGGAATGCAATGCAATTATTGGACAACAGCAAATGGAAACCATCAATTCCACCATTCATTTGATTCTGAACAAGGGGAACATGGAAAAGTTGGAATCAATGAAGCGGCAGAATGTCGCAAAGTGCGTGAGTTGGTGCGACAAACACGGCATACCTTACAACAAGATGATTCAACAAAACAACATATTTTTAAAGCACTGAACGGTTGAAATAGGACCACAGTCGGCGAATCCCTTCATTCAGACCAATTTTGCAAGAAAATCCAATGAGTTCGGTCGCTTTGCGGATCACCGGTTTGCGGCACATTGGGTCATCCTGCGTTTTGGGCAAATGCACCACGGCGATGATCGCGGAGAGGGTGGTCTCGAACACCGACACCAATTGATTCATCGTGAATTCGCAATCCGGATTGCCAAGATTCATGGGACCTCGCACGTCTGGTCCCGCAGCCATGAATGCAACCAACCCCTGAATCATGTCATCTATGTAACAAAATGACCTGGTTTGGCTGCCATCTCCATATATTTCAACCGGTTTTCCGTTTTTGATTTGATGCATGAAATTGGTAATAACTCGGCCATCATTCAAATCCATTTTGGGCCCGTACGTGTTGAACAGGCGCGCGATTTTCAAATCAAGCCCGTGCTTTTTGCGACACTCGTATATGAGCGTTTCTGCCACGCGTTTCCCTTCATCGTAGCACGAGCGTTCGCCGACCGTGTTCACGTTGCCGTAATATTCTTCCGGTTGTGGATTCACGAGCGGGTCTCCATACACTTCGCTCGTTGATGTGAACAGCATTTTGCATTTGTGTGAAATGCAATAGTCCAAAATGCGCTGGGTTCCATTTATGGATGTGAGCAATGTTTCCATTGGATATTGTTTGTATTTCTCGGGCGAAGCAATGGATGCCAAATGGTAAAATTCATCAACGCGCGCGTCTGCGTCTAGACCCAAGGTCGTGTTGGTTATTTCGGTGCAGACGTCATGGTTCACGAATCGGAAACGCGGATTACCCGACAACTCTCTTAAATTGTCGCAGGAACCAGTTATCAGGTTGTCCATGCATATGACATGAGTGTCTGCGTTTTGATTGACCAAGTGGATGCATAAATTGGAACCAATGAACCCGGCCCCGCCAGCAACGACAATTGTTTTCGGTTTGCTCATTTTGAATTTTACAGTGTGTATTGTATTTGCGCACAATTTATAAACATGCAAATTACGAATTTGTGAATTTTCAATTAAGAGATTCACAAAAATAAATATAAACCGTATTCTTATACAAGTGATAATCCAGGCCGATGCAATCCACGCTTCAAATCTTGTATAAAACCATTTATTCGCGAAGAAAAAAGGAGAGATTCGAGACCATTTTGGAACCATTGCAGGCCATTCTTCAAATCGCGCTTCTCTCGTTTTATCCCGTGGGAACCAAAATCACGATTCAAAACAACATGTTGACACTGCAGCCGCCCGCTTATTCGCAATCCATGTTGAGATGGTACAACAACGACACCAAGGAAGACCTGTATTTTCTGTTCAACGTGTTTCATCGCTTCAAGAAATTTTATGCGCATTGCAAGCAAGACGATGGGTCGGTGCAGCACCGGCTGCACGTGCTTTTGACCGACCTGGCAAAAACGGGTATAAACAAGTTGATACGAACGTATGGACAAACGGACAAGCCGCACATTCTGCAGACGTTGACGATGTATAGATACATACTGGATGACCAACTGTCGCCGGACATCATGACGCTTCAGCCGCCGCCTCCGCCAACAAACTCATCCAAACCCTCCTACAAAATGAAGCCGATTTTAAATGAGGATGAAGACGCAACGACGACTGCAAACAACACGGTGGATGACATTTTTATAAAAATCATCGAAATGTACACCCCCGAAATGCAGAACATTATTTACAACACCCTCATTACAATGCAGAACAATGAATCCAATTATCAGGCATACGCGGAAGGCCTGAACAAAATGCTGGAGCCCACGTGCGTGCAACTGAAAAAATGGATTGACGAGCACATCGTGTATTAGCTATTAACCAATGAATCAATGTTTTTGCATGCTGCGAGCTGCATCAATGACATACGGCTTTGGAGCGTGCGTGTTTGGCATTTTGGATGAACTAAGCGCCGGTTGAACCCAAGGAGATGCCGGTTCAAGTGGTTTTAGTCCCATGTATGCTCGATATGCATTTTCAGCTCCAACGGTTGCATTGCCCCATGCAATTCTTGCGTTGTCTATCAATCCTCCGAGGGCGAGTGCTCCGCCGCGCCTAGACCTGCCTTTTTTATGACTGCGACTGCTGCCGCGACCGCGTTTGGAGCCGCCACCCATGCTTAATGATTTTTGGCTTAAAGGAGGATACAATCGATTGGTTTGATGCATTCCGGGTCCATTCATTTCGGGAACTGCGGGTTGAATGCCGCCCACCACTATGCCATTTGTGCCAAATTTGAAGTGATTGCCTCCATTTTGGCCATTCCAAGCAGGACCAACCGTCGTGGTTCGAGGCCACCCTCCAAACCCGCCCTTCTTACTGCGGCGACTGCGTCTAAGCGCATGTTTGGGGTTGCGCCGTGTTTTCATGCGTGCGTTGATGTTTATATATAATATGAAATCATATTATAAATATTTTGTGTATTGTAAAAAATAGATAGATAGATAAAAACATACATCAACAAATCAACAAATCAAGAAATCAACAAATCAATAAACAAAACAATCATGCTGCCTTACACCAACCAAGAAGCAAACGCAATGTCCAAATCCAAATTCAAATTCAAACATTTCAACGCAAGAGGGACGAGAGCATTTGCAACGC